CCCTCTACTACAGCAAATTAGTTTCTACAGTGCTTTCATATTGAGGAATATCTATTTCTTGGATATGATTTAAATTATTATATATTGAAATATCATATACTTGGTTATAATTTACTAAAGAATTTAATGATGTTTGATGTATGAATGATTTTTTATCAAGTACATATAGCTTATTAATTTTAGATAATTTATTAATTATTTCATCAACTGTTAAAGAAAATGATTCCGAATGATCAACACAAAGAATATATCCTTTATGTCCTTTCAATTCACGCACATAAAATAAACTAATTTGCTGTAGTAGAGGGTGATAATGTTCATTTAATGGAATAACATGAATGAATGCTTCTTCTCCTAAATGTAATTGTTCTAATTGATCTTGTCGTTCGATAATATAAAATGCCATAACTTTTATTTTAATACATTTAAATATAATTAAGAAAAATCAGGTCCTGGAGGATTAGATATATTCTCTAAATAGAATGAAATTCCTGGGACTTTCTGTTCTAGTTGTTCTATTAAATTGTATGTTTTAGCTAAACTATCATCCCATAAAATATCACCAGCATAATAAAATTCAGATAATCTAGCATTATTATATGTATCTTTATCTACTTCCATGATAGGAGCATTGATTTCATTTTTTCTTTTAATAAAATACCGCTTAAATGGGTTTGGAGAATATTGAGGTACTAGTTTTACTATTTCAAAATTATCTCTTTTAATTTTATTTATTATTTCAGGTTTTAACCTAACATATGTTGAATCTAATTGAGAAATATGATAAGAAGAGTTTTGTTTTTTCTCATCATACTGTATTAATTCTATTGTATTTGAAATAATAAATCTAGCACCGGCAAAATATTTTCCAGATAATGAATGATAAAATCCAATATAATTACCATATGTTTTTTTCAACATAAATTCAAATCCCTTAGTATATAGATTTTCTCGTATTTGGTTACTTGGGTATCTCATATTATAATCTAAATAAAATATAATTCCAACTCTCCTTTAATCTACCGGCTGTTATTTTTGAGTTATATACAAAATTTACCTCATAGTTATTTTTTCTATCACATGCCCATTTAGGTTGGCTAGTGTCTAATATATTGGATTTTAATTTAGGATCATATTTTACTCCTCCAGTATATATCTGTGTATGACCATATAAATGTCCGTTATCACTACCTGTTAATCTATTAGAACTCCAATAAACAACAACATCTCCTATTCGGAAATTTTGAGTTGCTTGTAAACGAATAGCCAAATCCGCTTTACTTAAACCACCAACTCTTACTATTTCTTTATATCCTAATTTTTTTAAATTATCATGATATACAGCTCCATTAGCATTTCCTCCTGCTGCTGTAATTCCAGGTAATTCACTTTGTTTTTTACCCTTTTTAGCTAATACAAAGTTGTTAGCTATTGAATATGTGTATCTAGCACAATAATGCGTTGATCCTATATTAAGACTTCCAAATATTCTATTAAGAGCCATACACATGTTTTTTGAATCTCCACTAATACTAGATGGTGGGGAATTTAGATTTTCATCATTTATAAAAGATTGAGCAGCTTTTCCAACATCATACATAAGGGGATTACCAAGTACTTGGAGAGGTCCACTAGTATCAAATGAAGAATCAGGTATAAATGGATTTCCTTCAATTGTTGTAATCCATTGACCATCACTATTAACATCTTGACCTATTCCAGTAATAGTATAATATAATTTAAGACCTTTATCATCTCCAACATATGATTTAGGGAATACATCTTTACTGATGTCAAATATATTACCTATAATAATACCTCCTACCCCATCCATAGTAATTGATAGTTTTGTAGGTAATATGGATTTATACTTATTAGCTGATTTATATTGTGATGTATAAAATACTATAGTATCTCGCAAAGCATTTTTATAAGTACCAACATTTTCAGTATTAAGAGAGGGATTATCTATTAAATCAAATAAATAAGGTTTGGATGTTAAGCCTTGAAAAAATTCTTTTAAATTAGAAATTAAATCAAAAAAACCATCTCTTTTCTTTTCAACAGATGAATTACCTAAATCTTTTTTAGATATCATTCTATCAGTTATTCCTGTATTATAGGCTACCATAGATGAATTTTCTAATCCTAATTTACCAGAATCAGATTGAGCGGATATAGCAATTATAGTTGATTGGTTTGAAAATATTTGAGATTCTAAATTTATACTTTTAATAATAGATTTTCTATTTCCAACTTGGAATTCAAAAGGCACAACATCATTATCAACGGATGCATTTAGATCAATTATATAACCAACATTGTCTTCTATAAATATTTCAAAATTATTTACATTTCCTATTGAACTCTGTACATCACGTAACATTGTTCTTAAAAAATTCATTAAGTCAATACTATTTTTTTCTGTTGGATCCTGAGATTCTAAAGATGTACTATTAGCTAGTAAATATATATATTTTAAATTGATGTATATATTTCCTATAATACCTGATTTATCATTATCTTTAAATTCATTTCCAGGTACACCATTTATTTTTTCAAAAAAACTAGAAATAGCTTCTACAGTGTCATTATATGTTTTTTCGTTAGCTTTATTTATTCTATCTTGAGCATTTTGAATATATGTTTTTCTTTGGTTATCATTCAAAGATAAAAATTCAGAAGCTGTAGGGTTATCATTGTCACCTATTGGTGGAAATTTAAACGTAGCAAATAAAGTATTTATATCATTAAAATCCAACTTCCCGCCTATATCTGACTTTAAAGAAGTATTGAATTTATTATTATATTCTTTATCAATACTTAATAAATCATCTAAATTTTTAATATTATTTTGTAAATAAGATTTTAACTCTTCTTTTGTTTTAATATTATTTTTAATATAAAGGGCTGCTGCTTTTTGGCTAGGGGACGGTTCTTGTACTTTATATGTTATTACCTCTTTAATAGGTTTATTCCCTAATGTAGTAAGTAAAAAATCGGGATTTTTTATTAAACAAATTGTAGGATCTAAAGATATTTGTAAAGGATGGTATAGACATTTTAAAGGTTCACCACTTCCTTTACGGGATTGAATTCGATCATATACAGATAAAGAAACAACATTAGATTTTTTTGGACTGTTTGGATTTTCAAATAATACAAAATTATTCATTAATTCTATAAAATCCCTTAATGTAATGTATATGTTTTTATCACCACTAATTGAACTCGTTACATCACCTGATGGTTCAGTTGCATTTTCAGTTTTAAAATCTAAGGAAAGAAACTCTACAGTATAATCCTTTTCTTTATATTTATATAAAAAGGGGAAAGCACCCGATGATAATCTTGAATCAACTAATGCTCTTTGAAATAATTCAGAACATAATCCTCTAATTATATTTTGTTGGTAATCTTTTCTAATTAATTTTAAAATATTATTATTTGTAATAACATTTGTTGTATTTTTAAACAAAGTGCCAGTACTAGTAAATGATTGAGCTGATATTTCAGGAGTTGAAAAGTTAATTTTGTATGATTCTAACACCTCACCAGTAGATATAATTTCAGTTGAACAATCATATCCATTATCCTCTCTAAGTTTCCACGAATAATTCATGACATACCCGAACATGAAATCATAATTTCCAGAACTTTGTGTAACAAGATTCTTTAAATTTTTAAAATATTCTTGAAGATCTACATCTGTACGAGTAAAAAAATCATTATCTTGATGGAGAGTATTTGATAAATTTCCCCCATTATCTATATAAGGTAACCAACCCCATTCAAGCAGAACAGTAAAACCAGGTCTCATATATAAGACCTCTAATTGTTCTAATTGTCTTACATCCCAACATTGGAAATTAACGGTTACTTGTCTTAAAGAACCATAAGCCCCTTTATTTTTAACCGATATATTAGTAATACCAGGCATGGGTTTTATACCTAATGCATTATTTCCAGCATAATATGCTGATTTAGAATTAAATAAACCACCTAATAATACATTATTTTTAGCCAAGTCAGAGGTTCCGGACGAATTAACTGATGATTTTAAGGAAATCCATGCTGTTTTTGAATTTAAATAGGTAATATCTTCAGTATTATATTCATTTTTACCTATTAGATCTTGACGTTTATCTAATTGTTTTCTAATAGTATCATCAAAGGGTTCTTTAAATAAAGACATAACATTTATAAGTTATTTTCAGAGTTAAATAAATTTAATACATTATTAATATCAACGGGAATTCTTAATTGGGTACCAGGTTGAGGAAATATAGAACCTCTAGTTATATTATTATTAGCCATTGCTATTACCCACCATAATTCAGCATCCTGGTAATAACTATAAGCAATAGTATCTAAACGATCTCCTGATGTTGTAATAACATATATATCACTTTCAGAAAATGGTAATTGTGGATAATTTTTTCTTTTAAAATATCGTTTTCCGGAATTGGTGTATTTTATTTCTGCTTTATTATATCTCATTTATTTTAATTTTTTTAATTATTTATAGATTATGAAATATCTATTTTATCATCTATAATATTTACATTAAATGAGGCTTCAAGTAAAGTAGAACGAGCTGAATTATCATCACTGCTCCAATCCCATGAAGCCTCTTCAGGAATTTTAATACTTAAAGAAGTTATTATACAATATTGATAATTTAAGTAATATCCTAATTTAATCTTAGTTATTATACCTCCTAATCTATTATTACCATCATAAGCACCGGCTAATCCTCTTTTTACTTTTTCTAATTTTTCATAAGTAGAGACTAGCTTACTTACATCAAATATAGGGATTTGTAAATTAAAAGAAGCAGTTTTTTTATAGCTTACAAAATTATATAAAAAAGTAGCACGTCCATTATATTTTATATCATTCCAATTACTTGAATAATTTTCATTATATCCATTTATATATCCTGAAAATATTTGAGGTATACTTTCTCTACCAGTAAATGGATCTATTTGATAAAATTTAACTTCTAATATACTAGAATCATTTCTATAAAATTTTAACCTTGCTTTACTATGAATTAATGCATCTTTATCTTCAGGATCAAACTTACTAATATAATCCCTACTTTTTACTAATGATGTTTTGTTATCTATTTTATAATCTTTATATACTGGGGGGAAGTTAAGGTTTAATGGGATTGGTTTTACTTCTGTTTTATAATCCATTAATTTTAATTCATTAGTACCTCCAGCAATGTAGTTACCTTTAGAATTTTTTGTAAGGGATAAAAATGATGATTTAGGAAGTATATTAAGAGATCTTATAAGGAATATATTATCATTAGGTCCTAAAGAATAATTATTATATCTTATATCTACCCCAATAGATAATTTATATTTGGATCTATTTATACTTTCTTTTATTTTATTTTCCTCACCAGAATAAACAGATCTAAGTATTCTAGTTTCTCCATCTCCATACAATGAATTAGGCCCCCCATTATATTTATCAATTATAGACTCATCATTAGCATATCTTATATTGGGGTTATCACGTGATTCATTAAATAATTTAAGATAATATTTATATAATCTATTACCAATATAATCACTGGCTCTAATTTTCCTATTTATTACATCTTCATATTTTCCTTGGGCATCAAGAGTTCTGATTCCAGCCCCATGACGAGGATAATGATATCCAGAAGCAAGGTTATAGACTTGATATATTATATTATCTTTATTATATAAACGAGTATAACCGTCTTTAAGATCACCTATACTAACTTCAACTTTTGGGTTTGATAGTTGAAGTTTATCTTGTTTATTTTTAAAAAATGGTCCCTTTAATGGGTCTCCTAGAAATTTATTAATACGAATAGTATCAATAAAACTAGCATTTGCTGACCCAACTAGGCCTCCTCTTATTAAACCATTATCATTTCGAGTTAAATTATCAGCAACAACAGAATTAACATTATTTATATCAGTTACAATATAGGGTACAGTTGAATCACTGCGAGTCCCATGTTGTCCAAATTTTAAGTACTTTAAGTTAGAATCTTTTAATTTATCGAGTAATGGCATTATATTATTTTTATATAAATATTATATTTTTAAGCTGATTGGGTTTGGCCTTTAACCATCCCTCTTCCTACTTTACTTGAATCTAAATAAACATCCCATGATTTATTATTTAAATAATCAATAGCTGATTTTACATCATTCATTACTGATACTATTGGTGATAAATCTAATGCTGGGGGTTGATTATTTTGGGTAGTTTTTGTAGAATTAATAGAAGGATTAACAGGTTGAATAGTTGAGGCAGGTTTGATTGGTTGATTTATTTCAGAATTAATAGGGACAGGTTGAGTAATTGGGGAAGTAATAGGTAGAGTAGATTTATTAATTTCAGAATCAGTAGATTCTTTAGGTAAATTAATAGAAATAGGTGGTATAGTTAAATTACCCATGAGAGAATCAAGAGTTGGTGGGATTTCAGGTTTAACTAAATTATCTGTTTTGTTTGGGGTTTGTGGGGTTTCTGAGGTAAAAGAATTATATGTTTTATTAATAGTTAGAGATTGTGGTGTTTCGGATTTAGCTAAATTGTCTGTTTTGTTTGGGGTTTGTGGTGTTTCGGGTTTAGCTGGATTATTTAATCCTAAATTAGTACCGGCTATTACTGTATCTTTATCATTTAACCTAATAGCACCTTCAGGTGCTAATAAAGTACGTTTACCATACCCACCTTCAGATATAACATCATTTCCTTTACTCATTAATGAAGTTCCTAATCCAATAACAGCAGCAGCGGCTGCTCCTCCTAGTACCCATCCAATAACGGGAATTTTAGCTGCTGATTCATAAGCTGTCATCGCAGCCGATGCTATACTTTTAAATGCTTCTCTAATAGTTAATACTAAACTACTTTCTTTAATAGAAAGGAGAAGAGTTTCTACTCCTAATTGTAATTGTTTAAAACCAGTTATACCTTTTTCAACAGCTGCTTGGCGAAATAATTGAAAATTATATGCCATTCGGGCTACTAAACCTTCTTTCTCCATTAAAAGACCAACTGCTTTTTCTCTTTTTATAAAGGCTTCCTGCCCCATTGACTGTGCTTTTAGAGCAAATGCTGCTCTATCAATTCCTAAACCTACTTGTTTAGCTATATTAAACCCGGCAAATAAACCACCAATTATAATTAAGGGAGTTATCATTTTATTAATCAAATCTAACCCACCAGCTAACATTTCTAAAAAACTTCCTAAGGGACCCGCTAATAAATTACCAATTAAACTTTGAAGTTTTTCCATACCAGCATTAAATTTAGTCTGAACATCTTGGCGTTTAGTAGCTTCATCAGCTTCATCAGCAGTTATTTGAGCTAATGATTTACCAGATGCTAGTGCTACTTCACGCTTTTTTAATTGATCTGCTAATTCATTAGATGTAGTACCTAATGCTTTAGCATATGCGTTTTGAGCTATCACATTCATTTTACTGAATTCGGTAGATGTCATACCTTGTGCAGCTAGTTCTTCAGCTACTGCTACTTGATCACCCATTAAAGCAGCGGCTCTTGCTTTTTCTAGGTTTAACTGTTTACCTGTTATTAATTCAGCTTGTAATTCATCCTCAATTGAAGATTGAAACTCAAGCAATGATGCTCCTTGTGATTTTGCTTGTTCTAATGAAGTACCTAATGCTCTAGTTGCTACGACACCACTAACAATCTTTTCAGCATTATAACCCATATTAGCAGCTAATTGACCTGATACTTTAGCAGCTTCAGCAATGGCTGCTTTAAAAGGAACACCTACTTTTAATGAATTACGAGTATTAACATACCCTTTTAACATAGATTGGTATGTTGCCTCCGATGACTTTCCATTTAATACGGATAATTCATAAACACCAGCAGCTTCATCCCCACTTAACCCCAATTGTTTAGTTAATTTAATTTGGGTTTGTAAAGCATCAGCTGAATATTCAGTAACAAATCCAGTAGCTGATGATAACTCGTTAAAAGCTTCGGATAAATTAGCAGTTGTTACATTTAAATTATTTGATGATCTTTCAATATCAACAAAACCAGCTCTAACACGATCGGCATTAGCAGCACCGTATCCTAAATTTTTAGATAAATTTACTGATTCTTTATTTGCTTTGATAGCAGCACTTATAAAAAAAGTAAATACAGCTTCTGGTGATTTTATATTTTCATAAAATCCTTTAGCTAATGTACTTAATCCTCTACCCGCAATCCTAATTCTACTTCCAAAACTAGTAGCTTTATCACCGGTTGCCGCTATTTCAGCTGCTAGTTTTTCCATCTCATTAATAGCTTCATCGGCATTAAGATATTGTCCTATACCTGGAATTTTAGCAACTGTTTTAGATATTGCTCCTAATAATCCGGTTGATTTTTCAATCTGTTTTCGTATTCTTAAGTTTTCACGCAAATAGGTTAATTCTTTAATTTGATCTTCTCTAACTTTAATCCCACTAGCAAGTAAATCACCAGAAGTTTTAGCTATACTTTCTTGTTCTTCTTGTCTTTTTTTAAGAGTTATTAATAATTCATCTGATACACTTACTTCTTTTTGAGCAGTTCGAAGTTTCATCCGGGCGGTTGCTAATTCTTTAAGTGTTACGGCTACTCCTCTTTGTCTTTCTGATAAAAGTGTTTGGAAAGAATTTTTAGCTAAGTCAACTAAATTACTTTGTTGTCTATTTAACTTATTTTCTTTTTCAATTTGTTCAATTAATTCAGAATTAGCCCTTACTGATTTTTGGTATTGTTTAGTAATATCATCCTGAATGTGTAAAAAAGCCATTTGAGATTTAGCTCTATTATCTGCAGTAGCATCAATCTGTTTCTCTAAGTCTTTAGATTTGATTTGATAACCTATATATTTTTCAGCATTAGCAGCAATATGTTGAGATAATTTTTGCTGTTGACTGATGGTGTTTTTATATAATTTTTCCTCCTCACTAATTCCTTTTAATGTTTTAGCACGTTCATTATATGAATTAAGGATTTTATTACTTAAATCAAGTAATTCTTCACTATTTTGTATGCCTTCTGTAAGGTCGGTAGTGGTAGTAGCCATAAATTATTATTAATTGATATAATATAAATATAAAAAGGTACCTATTTTTTAGGTACCTTATAAGAATATGTGGATTCTTTGGGGGAAGGAATGTTAGGTCGGGCTATTTCGGAATTTGAATTAGATTTATTAGTTAATTGATTTTGTTGTTTTTCATTTTCTTCTTGTTGTTTATCATAATATTCTTTTATTTTATTAAAAGTAAATTTACGAAGCCATATAGGCATATTATATATAGTATCCCAATTATATCCTCCATTCCCATGAAATACGATTTCATGTATTTCTGAGAATAAATGAACTCTATACTCTTGAGTCAGGCCAAAAAAAGTTAACACTAATAGGTAATGTTACATCCTCCTGTATGTATCCATCTTTATTTACTGTTATTTTTAAATCAATATCAGGCATTACTTCATTATAATAATCGCGTAAGGCACGCGAATCCTGTGCAATAAGACATTTGTCGACAAATTCGCGTACATCCTTTACTTCGCGCGAACCCTCAATGGAAGTGATTATAAATTTTAAACGAGTAGTTAAATCAAATGATTGATCAGGGTATAATTTTTTTAATCCTTTTATTTCTTGATCTATTTTCTTTTCGTCTTTACTATTTAAAAGTTTAAAAGTAACATTATTTTTTGATTGAGGTAAGGTAAAACTAAATTCATTTACACCGGCCTTAAATAATGACATATCTACAGCTTTTTCATTCAATGATGTTAAATCAACTGTATATTCTTCTTGTTGATTTGTTGATTCATTATAGAATTGAATGGGGTAATTTTTACCATAGCCCAAAATACGAGCGGCAATCATAATTGCATTTTTATCACCAATTAATAGATCTTCAAAATTAATAGGAGTAACAACTAATGATTCTAATAATTTATCAATTACTGTGCCATTTTTAATGTAATTAATATTAGTTAGAATATCTTCATGCTTTGCAGTCATATAAGATAATTCAATTTCACCCTTAGATAAAATGTTATCTTTAGGATATAATAAACCTTTTGAAGGTAAGGTTATTGTTTCGGTAGGTATTTTAAATTCCATTATATTTTATTTATTATTCTGTATATAAATATATAGGAGAAATATTTTATTATCACACTTCAATAATATTTGTTTTTTACTGTTTAAGCATAATAAAATCCATCCTCAATAATATACATTGAAGATGGATAATTATATTTTTTAACTAATGATCAATAATTGAGGATACAATAATCCATAGCAATTGTCAATGAAATACTGGTTGCTGCTTCACCTGTTGACCAATCATAATCACCAAAATTAGCTGATTTAACAAAAGCTCCTTTAATAATCCATTCTGATATAGTTGCACCAATTGGATCAAGTACATTCATTGTGATGTCTTTTTTATAAAAATCTGAATAACCATCACGACCTGTTACAGATTCGTGTGCTAATCGAGCCCATTCCATTACTGCTTGAGCACCGGATGGTGCAATAGGATCATAAAGTTCAAGGGTCATATCGCCCCATTTTACTTTACCCTTAAGTTTGCGGTAAACGTTGATATGATCAAGAGTAATCTCATTAGTCTCGAATGAAGGTGAGGATGCTTTTTTAATTAGGTAAGAAGGGATACCATATATGTACATTATGAACCGGTTTGCAACCTTTGGTTCAAATGCTGTGAACATAATTTCACTTGCGTCTAGTACTGCCATTGTTTATATTTTTATTTATTATAAATATCTATATTTTAAAATCTTTTTTTATTAAGCAACAAAATCAATCCCTGTTGGTTGTAAAGTAAAATCTAAAATAATATATTCAGCAGTTTTAGTAGGTTGAACATAAATCTGACCAACTAATTGATTTCTATCAATTATATCTGCTGTATTATTTGTATCATCCATTACAACTTTATAACTGTATAAACCTTGTTGTTGGATAAGTCTTTCCATATAAGGGTTAACAGCAGATAAAAAGCGATTTCTTGTTACTGTTGTATTTTGTTCAAATACTAATTGGCGAGAAACATTAGATACATATCGCTTCAAATTAATCAACAAACGACGAACATTAATTCTATCTAAAGCAGTAGCACGTCTTTGGAATGTTTTCTGACCAAAAGCAACTACTCCTTCACCAGGAAATGTAGCTAATGGGTTAACATTGGCTGTATATAAATCATCACGATCACTTGCTGATAATTTGCGTTCGGCTTTAATTACTGAACCAATTCCACCACGATTTAAACCAGCAGGAGCAAACCATTCAGCACCTGATTTATCATTAAATGCAAACACACCAGCCATTACTACTGAAGCAGGAACCCAAACAGCTCTACCTAAAGCTGAACTAAATGTTTGGACCCAAGGCCAATAACCAGCAGCATAATTTGAAGTTGAACCAGCAGCAGCTAATATAGCATTTGATTTAACATCACCATAAGCAACTAAATCTACTATAGCAAAAGCATCACCTCTTCCTTCAACTACTGAAATAGCGTCTGGAGATGAAATATCAGCATGAGCACCTAAAAATAATCCTGGAGTTAGTAATATATTGAAATCGTATTCATCTTTGTTTGTTAATAAATTTAATGCTTTTGTATAATCTTCATCTTTAAATCCTTGTACGTTTGTAGCAGATGTTGTAATATTTTCAAAAAAAGCAGCACCACCACGATTAGTTGCAGCTACACCACCAGTAAATCCACCATTATATAATCCACTTCCAACAGCAGGTAATGAACTAGAATATTGAGATTTGAAAACCCCATCATTACTAATTGAATCTACATGGGGGGTATTAACAGAAGTAACACAGATATATTCTGAACCACCGGCAAAACTACCAACTACTGAAACATAAGCACTTGAATCACTATCTACAGTATAAACTGGTTTTTCATCACCAACTACACGAGAGATGAAATTTGGTTGTTGTGGATCTAATGATAGGTTAGACCATGTTTCTAAAATATTCTTAACTGAGTTATTATCATCTCCTCTACGAACTAATAAAGTAAAAGTTCCTTTTATATAATCAACATTTGATACTTCCCAACGTACATTATTTACTGAACCGTTTGTTAAAGCACCTAATGAAGATGTAGAACCTACGTTATTGTTACCGTCACCATAATATTTAACTTCAAGAGTAAATGATGCTGAAGTAGAACCAGAAGCAAGTTGTAATACTGAACCAGAAGAAGCAACACTAGCAGATGCATATGTGTTATAAGCTGATCCTGAAATGATACGGGTTACTAATAATGATTGACCACCACCTGAAAAATATTCTTTAGCAGCTAATGATGTAAAATATTCAAAATATTGACTACCTGATTTAAATGATTCGCCAAATTTTGAAACGTATTCTGAGTACGAGGTAACTACTGTTGGAACTAATGGATTTCCTTTAAATGTGGGTCCAACAATTGCTGCTCCTGTTACAATAGGTCCTCTTGTTACTAATGATTTGTCACTTTCACGAACAAAAACATTAGGAGATATAATTTTTTCCATTTATATAAATTTATTTACTATAATTAAGGTTATGGATATTTCCCGGATAAATATACATCATATATTTAAAAACAAAGGTGAAATTATGAAATTTCACCTGTTTCGAAGTTAATAGTTGTGTCGGGGTATTTAGTTTTTAATTGAGATATTAATTCTTTTTCCTTATCTTGAATTGAATTATATGTTGAATAAAAATTAGTTATTTCTGTTTCAATTTCACCTAATTGTTTTGTGATATTATATTTAATCACATTTAATTCTCCTATTTGATATACAATAGATTGAAATTCTTTTTGAAGATCTTGTACTTTAGTAAATTCTTCTTCTTGTAATTTAGTTACTTTGATCATACTGGCCATTTATTTAGTGGACAACTTTTTTCTACTGGTGAATATACTTTTCCACGGAGAGGACAACCACATTCTCCACAAAAGTAGAAATCAGCTATATCGTTATGTTTTTTTGAATCACAATCATTACATACGGTAATTCGTATTTCTGCTCTTTCCTGAGCTTCAGGAGAAGGATTGGCAGCTTCAATCCATGATTTTGTTATTTCTAAAAATTTATTCATAATTTGTTTTTTGTTGTTATATATAAATATAAGATGGTTTTTAAATAATAAATAGTTTTTTACAATATAGCACACATATAAGTATCACCACAATTATCAGCACCATAATATTGGTTTCCAGGAACATAAACATCTTCTATAAAATAATTAATTGTGTAACAAGTACCCTGATAAGATGCATTTGAATAAACCCCACCTACTGATAACTGGTATAGTGAGTAAATCTCTGTATATGCACCCGAATCACATATAGTAGCAGCGTATCTATAACCTAATACTTCAGGGATTGGTGTTGGGGTTGGAGTAGGTGTTGGTGTTGGTACTTCAATTGGGGTTGGGGTTGGTGTAGGAGTTGGTGTGGGGGTTGATGTTGGTGTAGGGGTTGGTGTTGGTGTAGGAGTTGGTGTTGGAGTAGGTACAGTACAACTTGAAGGAGTTGCTGTTATTTTATTACTTCTATCTGAATGGTTTGATTGTTGAAGGTAATAAAGTATACTATTAATTAAATAAAAACCATTTCCGTATGAGACATCAGACCAAACCGGAACAGGATTAGATGTTAAACAATTAATATCAACATCATATCTCAAATAAGTATATTCAATTGGGGTTGGAGTAGGTGTGGGTGTTGGTGTTGGAGTAGGTGTTGGGGTTGGTGTAGGAGTTGGTGTTGGGGTTGATGGTAGTACTGTTGGTGTTGGTGTAGGAGTTGGTGTTGGAGTAGGTACAGTACAACTTGAAGGAGTTGCTGTTATTTTATTACTTCTATCTGAATGGTTTGATTGTTGAAGGTAATAAAGTATACTATTAATTAAAT